TACGACGAACTACTGGCCAACGATCTCTACTCCGACCGCGACATCCGCCGGGTCGCTCCGGGTGACGAGTTCCCGCTCATCACCAGCTCGCGGCGCGCACCGAAGGTTGCCGAGGTCGAGAAGTGGGGCGCCAAGTTCTTCACGACCATCGAGGCTCGCGACCGGAACGACATCGCGGTCTTCACGAGGAACATCCGTATGATGGCGAACACCATCGTGCGGAAGATGAACCAGCGGGCCGTCGAGGTTCTGGAGGCAGCAGTCCAGGCCTCCCCGAACCGCCTCGTCACCGGCGTCAACTGGAGCACCGTCGTCACGGCGGGCTCCACGGCCAGCAACTCGAACCTCTGGCCTGGGTACGACTTCTCTCGTGCGCAGGCGCAGGCAGAGACCGAGGAACTGGGGATCGTGTACGACCTGTGGATCCTCAATCCGCAGGAGTACCTCCAGCTCGCCCGGATCTACGGGCCATTCCTCAACGACTTGCTCTCGTCGTTGGGCCTGTCGATCTTCGTCACGAACCGCGTACCGGCCGGCAACGCCTACGTCGTACAGTCTGGCCAGGTCGGCCAGATGCGCGTCGAACAGCCGTTGCAGACCACGCAATGGTACGAGCAGGAGACCGAGCGTTTCTGGACGCAGAGCAGCGTCCGTCCGCTCATGTTCTGCGACAACCGGTTCGCCGTCCTGAAGTTCACCAACCTCGCCGGGTAAGGAGGGAACATGGCACAGGAACTGCATGGCGCCGACCCCACCGCTACGGCTGGGGAGGACTATGAGGTGCCGGAGGAGTACGCAGGTCAGGGTGACACTCGTGTCATCCGTGCACTCCGGTTCCTCTACACGGTCTCTCGCGAGGACGCCTCCGGGATGATCGTGGTCGAGCCTCAGGAGGCTCTGGAAGGAGAGAAGGTCACCCTCGAACAGATCGGTCTCATCGCCCAGATGAAGGGCGAGGAATCTCATTCGTTCTACACGGACGATGAGCGGGAGCGGATCGAGTCGGGTGGCAACCCGGACGAGCCGGCAACACTCCCGTCCGGCGACGTCAGCTCGCTCGGTGAGTACGAGCTGGCGGAGTACATCAAGGGCGACAACCCGAACGGCAAGGAGCTGACGGTGAACGAGACCGTCGCACTGGCGCAGGGCGACAAGGACTTCGCCCATCGTCTGCTCCAGGCCGAGAACATCGCAACTGATGGTGAGCCTCGCAAGGGCGTCGAGGCAGGGCTCACGTCGATCATCGAATCGGAGTAGGTCATGGCTGAACTCAAAGCCTTGACGTACGTCAATGTTCCGTTCCTGGACGGTGGGGCGGGACGTAGCTACAAGCCGGGTGACATGATTCCCGATACCGATTTTGCGGAGTCGGTCGAGCTGGGAACATCAGCCATCGGGGAAGACGATTGGGATGGCAAGGAGTCAGCCGAGTCGATGATTGCGAAGTTGATCGACGGCGGCGCGCTCTCGGAGGATCCCGACGCCGAACTGCACCCGGCTCACCGTCCTGTTGAACCCGGCACTCCTACAGTTGCGGGACTCGTCGAGCAGGCGAAGTTCCTCGTGGCTGAGATGGAGGAGGCCGGGGAGCCGGTTCCCGATGAGCTTCGCCTAATGGCGGAGTCAAGGGAGCTGGTAGGAACGGACGACGAGGCAGCAGGGGGTGACGCAAGTGCATAACGGAACAACCCTCTGGATCTGCGAGAAGTGGTCGGATGAAGCCGTCAAGTTCGCTCAGCGCAAGCTGGAACGGATCGACGTGCGGCGGATTCCGATCTCACACGGGATCGAGGTCGCAAAGCTCGTTCCTATCAAGACGGGGATCTCCTCAGCGTTTTTGCGGGCGCTGGTTGGTCCTCCCGAGGAGTGCGCCGAAGTTGTCGGCAACCTTCTCGTGAACGAGGGGATCCAGAGGTTGCAAGACCTCACCATGATCGCCACGCCGCTGACGAACCAGACAGCGGCGAATGCCTGGGGTACCACCAACGCCTATCTCGGGGTAGGCGACTCAGTCACGGCAGAAGTGGCAACGCAGACGGAGCTTCAGGCTGCGACTAACCGCTTCTACAAGATCATGAACTCGACCTTCCCCTCGCGCGCGTCTCAGACGGTCTCGTTTGCCTCGGACTTCATTACCTCCGAGGCGAACTACGTCTGGGCCGAGTGGTCAATCGCGGCGGGCGCTACGACAGTGTCGGGTGGTGGGTTCACATCGGGAACGGTGAACCTCAACCGGAAGGTCGCGGCTCTCGGCACGAAGGCGTCCGGTACATGGACGCTGACAGCTCAGGTGACGCTCTCCTGAGGTCAGGCTGCGCCGTCCCATCCGCAAGGGGCGGCGCAGCGCCTAACTAATATGAGCGAGACATTCTCCTATGAGAACGATGGAACCTACGTCCGTACGGGCGAGTGCTGTCGCTGCGGAGAGTGTTGCTGGGGCGATCCCTTTCAGGGCGAGATGGGAGAGGCTCCGATCCCCGGAGCTTGTCCCCTCTTGGCTCTCGCGGGCGGGCGCTACGTCTGCACCGATCGTTTGAACTCGTATTACCTGAATGGATGCAACGTCTGGCCATCGCATCCCCTGCAGATCGCGGATAAGCCGAGCTGTACCTACAAGTTTGAGAAGATCGCCTAATGGCAACCTTCATTGGTGAAATCTCTGCGTCGGCTACTAGCGTCGCTATCCCTACTCATCAGCCGGGTGATTTGATTGTAATTGTTTCGCGCGGTCCTACTACTGTCCCAACGCCACCTGCTGCTGGCGGAACAGTTCCCACCTTTGTGAATCTTAGCGGTGCTGGAGGTAGTGGCGTTTGCTATTCGTGCTATATTGCATATGCTACTGCATCGAATCATACTACTGGAACCTGGAGCAACGCGACGGAGATGATAGCTGCGGTATTCCGTCCAGCAGCGGGGAATTCATTTCTTAAGGGTGCTGGAGGCGGTGGTCAACAGGCTGTTGCTGCTAGTATTGTCTACCCGGCTGGTGCAGCCCCATTTGGAAAGCTCAATGGAACTTCTCTAGGTCTACGACTTGGTGCTCGCGCTTCGTTGGATGCCAATATGGGCAATCCTCCGACTGGATGGACAAGCGCGGGTGTTGAACCTGCGGCTCCGAATGGTCTTGTGACACTGCACTATCGCTTTGCCATAACCGTGCAACCAGTTGCCGACACGGTAACTATGGCAACTAGTGCTCAGGAACGTGCAGGTACATTTGAGATTTTCGAGGGCATCTTTGTTTCGGATTCGGATACGAACGGAGTAACAACTGAGACAGCTACCGCCGCTCTCAAAACTCCGAAGCAGTATCTGCTGGGATCTGGGGCTGATGGAAACTTTGCCGCTCTGGCCGATGGAGTCGATCAGACAGCGGCTTCTCGTACGGACGGCTGGACTGTAGCCAAGACCGCAGCTGGCAACGCTTCGGACTTCGATGCGGGCACCAAGCAGCTCGCGACTTCTTTTGCGACGGCGTCAGGCAAGCCGTCGGCAATTCTGATCGGTACGACCGCTAATGCATTCAAGACTCCTGCCGTTCTGAACGGAGGGTTCGTAGCGGGGGCATGGATTCTTTCATTTGCAGTCAGAGCCGTCACCCTCTCTGCGCAGGCAGGACGAGCGCGCGTCCGTGTCTACAAGGGATCGGCCGCGGATGGGTCGAACGCGGTAGAGCTGACATCAGGTACGCAGGTTGGCTCAACTACCGGGACTCTCTCCACGACCGTAGATGTAGTTTCTACCGTCACTTGGGTTCCGGGCGCGATCACTCTGAACAATGAGTACCTCTTCTTCGTGGTCGCTTGGGAAATTACAACGCAATCAGGTAGCACCTCGGCCGATGTTGTTCTGCGAACGGGGCAAGCAGCCGCCGGTACTGGAGTCGTAACTTCTTCATTCACTCCCTCGACTCCAATTTCAGCGACCGATGCGAACGGGACGACGACCGAATCTGCCTCTGTTGCGGTTGCTCCCCTTACTCTGATCGATGACTTCAATCGGGCGAATGGCGCGATCTACGCGGGCGCGGGCGCGGCAATCTGGACGGGTCACGGGATCGGAAATACCACCCCGGCTACTAACTCCGCTGTCATTGGGAACCAGGCCGGGGTCCTCGCCGCCAACGCCAGTTGCGCCTCGCTTCTACTCATGCAGTCAGACTTCGATATGACCTGGGACTGCGTAGTTGCGCCGGGTGGCGGTGCGGGAGCGAACTTCTACGTCTGCTTGAGTAACTACGATCAGGGCACTTGGAACGGCATCGCTATTGGATACAATGCCGGTACTTGGTACGCGACCTCCTACACCGCAGGTAGCGGTTCTCCAGCAGGAAGCGCAGCCAGTGCCGCGATCCAAGCTGGTGAGACGTATCTCATCTCGAAGAGAGGGACAACTGTCTCTTTCTTCAAGTCAACTACTGGCGGACCATTCACGTTGATTATGAGTTTCGGCGTAGCGGGCACTTTCGGAGCTGGCGCTTTCGGCACAGTCTTCACCGATACAACGCAGCGCTGGGACAACCTTCGCGGCGGGCCTCTAGCTCCCATTCCGATATCGAGTACGGATGCGAATGGAGCGACGACCGAGAGTGCGTCCTTCGTTGCTCAATTGGTCGGGACCGACCCGACTGGTCCGGAGATTGAGCTAGCTACACTAGTCACGCAACTGTCGGCCTCCGACTTGAACGGGACGACGACCGAGGCTGCGACGCCAAATACCCTGGTTGCCTCGACGGATACGAACGGAACGACAACCGAGTCTCAATCCGTCAATATAGTTCAGGCGGTCTCAGCAACCGACACGAATGGAACGACGACTGAGGCGCAGTCGGTCGTTGTTTCGATCTCGACCTCGGATGCGACTGGGACGGCGACCGAAGCGCAATCAGTCAAGGGCGTCGTCTCTACCGCTGATGTCAACGGGACTGTGACCGAAGTCGGGACGGCAGTCCAGGGAGTCGTCCCGATCAGCGGATCGGACTCGGGCTCAGGTTCTGAGACTGCGACGGTGAAGGCGGTTCTTGCCGTAGCCGACGGAATGGCGGGGGTATCGTACCACGACACAATTGTCGGTGGCGGGCCATACGCCTACTACCGCTTGGGTGAGTCCTCGGGAACGAGTGCCGCTGAAGAGATCAGCGGATACAGCGGTACCTTTGTCGGTAGTCATGGAGGCCCAACTCTCGGACAGGCGGGGATCCCCGGCGGGCAAGGGAGCACAGCGATAGGAGGAACGGGTGGCGACTCGGTAGCTCTAACCAATCTCCCGGTCGCTTGGACGTTCAATCAGAACTTCACCTTTGAGGCGTGGCACAAGCTGACATCCTCGGGCGATGTGGGTCTGAAAGACTACGGGATCGTCGGCGCTTGGCGTAATACCATTGGCAACGACCTCAAGATGATGATCTGGGCCGACTTTTTCTCGTCAACCGGGAACTACGGAGTTGCGCATGATGACTCACCCACCTATCTGACCTCGACGGTAGCTCCGACCCTCAACGTCTGGCACCATCTCGTTGCTACATATGAGTTCGCAGCCGGTGTTTACACCTGGCGCTTCTATGTGGATGGGATCCTTGCGGATACGAAGGTTCATCAGAACCCGTCTATCCCAAGTCCGACCAACTATTTTGAGATCGGTTCCTACGCGGGTGGCACCCAGAACTTCGTAGGAGTAATTGACGAGACTGCGTTTTACCAACGTGCCCTCGCGCCCGCAGAGATCCTCAATCACTACAACGTTGGTATGGGGCTCGTCTCCGGAGGGGCGAGCGAGACCGCCACCGTCAATACGAGCAACGCGATCTCGGCGAGCGACTCCGGCAGCGGTAGCGACTCCGCAACTCTCAAGGTCGCAGTCTCTTCCTCGGATGCCGGCCTCGGTTCCGAGTCTCAGAGCCTAGCGGCTGGCGGGCTAGTCTCGTCCTCCGATACGAACCTGCCCGTCACGGAATCTCCTGTTGTACGAGCCTTCCTCACGTCTTCGGAGGTCTCCGGGCCGACTACCGAGTTTGCGCTAGCTCCCGCAGGCTCTCTCCCCGGCTTCGACACAGGGACGGGATCCGACCTCGCATCTCTCATCGTCAAGGTAGCGGCGACCGACTTGAACGGGACGACGACCGAGACGGCTGCGCCTGCCGTCCCGGTCCTGACGATCGATGCGGGAACCAGCAGCGAGAGTACGAGCGTCAGCGTCAAGCTAACGGCGACCGACTCGGGGACAGACAGCGAGAGTGCGGCGACCGGTCAAGGCGCGGCGGTCTCCGGATCCGATTCTGGGTCGGCCGTGGAGGGCGCGTTTGTTCTCGTCCTGGTCACGTCGGTTGATCATAACGGTGTCGCCGTTGAGTCGGCCTCGCTTCTCTTCCTGACTCAAGGGTCCGATCTCGGGACAGGGATCGAATCTGCCTCGATATTGGCGCGGATATCTACTTTCGACGCCGGGATCGAGACTTCCAGCGGCTCGGTCGTTGTACGAATCTTCGCGCTCGACAGCGGCACGGCAACCGAGATTGTCACCGGCCAGGCGTTTTCGACCGGCGACAGCGGGGCTGGTCTTGATCTAGAGACGCTTCGCGCGGCGATCAACGATAGCGACCTTGGTTACGCGAGCGACGATGAGACTCGCTGGCCTCCTTTGTCCATCTTTCCTTCCATCCCGGCAGGGTCTATACTCGGGATGGCGAGGGGAGAAGTCAGCTCCCCAACTCTTTGGCGAGACGGGAAGATTGTCGGGATGGCCAGGGGAGATCGTGAGTCCCCTGCCACAGGAAGGATCCTCAAATGACAGTAGTTTCGTTCACAGACTACACACCGGTCCCAAGGTTCGATGACGTACCTTGGACAACCATCCTGATCGAGGAGAGCGCAGCTGACACCGGTCCCTGGGATCTGATTGACACCCAGGCGATGGTCCCCATCGACGCCGATCCCTCTGACCCAATCTCTCGTTCGTTCACTACCGACCAGGCTACGCTCGACCACGGTTGGTACAAGGTCTCGTTCGCTGACTCCAATAACAACATCGTGGAGACGGTACCGACCTTCAACGGCGAGGCTATCGAGTGGGTCCCGACCCTCACCGATGTCGCGGCCGTCAACTTGATCCGCACCCGGGATACGAACGGGACTCTGCAGAACACCTTCAACGATAACACGGTTCCGACTGATGATCAGGCGCGGATGTGTATCAATAAGGCGGTCAATAATGTCCGGCCGATGATTGGGACCGACGTTCCCGAGGACCTGATCCAGGAGGCGCAGGACGTCACGTCTCTCCGAGCGATGATGTACATCGAGTTGTCGTTTTACGGGAATGAGGTCGCCCAGCAGCGTTCGATCTACGCTCAGCTGAAAGTCCTGTTCGATGAGAAGATCAAGACTTTGGCGCAAGCAATTGCAGCCGAAGAGTCCGGGCAGAGTCCGACCGACGCGCTCGCGGGCGCAGGAACTATGCCGTCCTACGGCTTCCCGCCTGACGACAATATGTACTGGAGACCCTGGTAGTGTCCGCCGCTGCTCCCAGATTTCTTGAAGTCAAGATCTTCGGAACCGAGAGGGTCAATCGCCAACTCTTCCGAGGTGCGTTAGCGGTCGGCAACATGCAGCCCGCTCTGGAAGAGGTCGCGGACGATATGATGTACGCGATTCAGCAGAACTTCAATAGTCAGGGTCGGCGCGGCGGTGGTAGTTGGAAGTTCCTCGACAAGAACACCATCAACGAGAAGGCGAGGAAGGGCCAGGAGCCGTTCATCCTGATCGCGACTGGCGCGCTCTACGACTCGATGACGCAGCGTGGGGATTCCAATCAGCGCCTGGAAGTCACCGATCATTACGTCAGCCTCTCGTCCGAGCTTTCGTACGCCGACATTCACGTGACCGGCGGCGAGCATATGCCCAAGCGCGACTACACTCAACTATTGACGAGCGACCGCCTGCGTTGGGTAGCAATCTGCGAGGGATACCTGGAGCGCGCGATGAGTGTCGAATGACCGACAGCATCTTCGGACCCATCTTTGACGGCAGCGTTCTCACGCGAGCCGTCTTGGCAACTCTGAAAAGTTGGTTCCCGACCTACCTGCACGAGATCGAGCTTCAACGAGGTTACCCGGTCAGGAAGATCCCGCCGCCTCGTACGTATGTCGAGCGTTGGCGGTTCGACTCCTTCCCCGACGAGCAGATCCCCATAGTTGTAGCGGTCTGCCCTGGGATGGCCGCGCCGCCGACGGCGAGCGGGGATGGAGTAGTAGGCGGCTGGTGGGCGCTCGGAGTTGGCGTGATAGCCGCCGCGAACACGGAAGAGAACTCAGAGCGTCTCGCCAAGATCTACGGTGCGGCTGCCCGGGCGATCTTGGAGCAGAAGAGCTACCTGGACGACAGTTGGGAGTTCAGCGGGATCAATGTCCTCAATGAGAGTTACGAGGATGTCCCCGACACGGAGCAGTCTCGGACTATGAGAGCGGCTCAAGTAATCTGTCGTGTCCGGGTAGAGAACATCGTCACCAAGGGAGCCGGTCCAGCTTCTCCGGACGGTCCCGACCAGGATACTCAGCCGGGATCAGTTTGGCCAGATGTCCAGAAGGTGTTCGTCGATATCGAACGAATGGAGGAGGGATAGTGCCAAAGCCCACGGGTTCAACTTCCTACCGGTTCATCGGTCCTCATGCCACTGTGCTGGAGGCCGGCACGCCGCTCGGTCCGGGCGACTTCATCGATCTGGATGAGACAACGGGTCACGACCAGCGATTGGTGGATGAGGGCTGGTTGATCGAAGTCGATTCAGTCAATCCTCAGGCCACTAAAGCCTCAACGAAGAAGGAGGACGACAAATGAGTACAGTACTCGTTCGTCCTGGCGTCAACATCTCGCTGCGAACCACGCCGCCGACTCGCAGCGCGCCGACCGATACCGGCGTCTGGTTCGTCGCCGGTCTCGCGGACTCAGGGCCGGTGGTCCCGACCCTCGTTCAGAACATGTCCGACTTCACCCGTATCTTCGGGCCGCGCGTCTCGTACAGCGTCCTGTACGATGCCCTGGATACCTACTTCCGCGAGGGCGGGGCATCGGCCTACGTCGCTCGCGTGGTCGGCCCTGCGGCCGTCACCGCCTCCCGCAACCTGCTCGACGCGGGTGCAGCAATCGCCCTCTCGGTCACAGCACTCGGGCCGGGAGCGAGTGGCAACAACATCAAGGTTGGCGTCCGGGCAGGCGGCGCGGGCGGCACGTTCGTGCTCTTCGTTCAGGACGTGAACAACACCGAGGTCGAGACCAGCCCGGATCTCGTCGACAACAACGCGGCGGTTCTCTGGGCGCAGGGATCCGCCTACATCCGAACAGCTCTCGGAGTCTCTCTCAACGATCCGGCCACCGTCGCCGCCTCTGCTCTGACCGGCGGAAACGACGACAAGGCGAACATCGTCGATGCTCAGTGGCTGACGGCGCTCAATGCTCTGACGAGCGATCTCGGTCCTGGCCAGGTCTCGGCCCCGGGCCGGACGACCGACGTGGGGCATCAGCAGTTGGTCGATCACGCTGGTTCTCATCGGCGCGTCGCACTTCTCGATGCTCCGGATACCTCGACCGTCGCAACGCTGACTGCGAGCGCCGTAGGGGCACGGACGGGATCACAGAAGTTCGCGGCGATGTTCTGGCCGTGGCTGATCGTCCCGGGCATTGTCTCCGGATCGACTCGCTCGGTTCCTCCGTCAGCTCTGATTGCCGGCCTGCTCGCGCGCAACGACTCGGCCGGGATCGGAACTGATCAGGCGGCAGCGGGGGACGCTGGTGTCTCTTCCTACACCGCCGCTCTCTCGCAGCCAGGTGTGAGCGATACCATCCGTGGTCAGCTCAACGTCGCCTGCGTCAACGTCATCCGTCAGCTGTACGGAGCGTTCAGGAACTACGGCTGGCGGTCTCTCGTGGATCCGAACGCAGAGCCGGACTGGGTCAACTTCGGCTGTGGTCGTCTCTACGTGAGCATCTCCGCGAACGCGCAGAACATCGCGGAAGGGTTCGTGTTCGACAAGATCGACGGGCAGGGGAGAACAATCAGCTCGTTCAACGGTGCGCTCTCCGGACTCCTGCAGACCTACTACAACAACGGCGACCTCTACGGGGCGTCAGCCACGGAAGCCTTTTTCGTGGACACCGGCTCGCAGGTCAATACCCCGACCACCATCTCGCGGCACGAACTGCACGCCGTCTTGAACGTCAAGATGAGTGAGTTCGCCGAGATGGTCCAGATCGAGATCTACAAAAAGGCGATCACGGAGGCATGAGTTAGATGAGCGCAAATATCCAAGGCACTCGTCTCGACACCTGGTTCGTTACGCTCCAGGTCGAGAATCCGAACAGTCCCGGCGATTACATCCACTACGAGGTCTGGGACACCAGAACGGGCGGGGAGATCGACTCAGAGGAGCGGATCTACTATCCAGGCGGTATGGCACCTTCATACTCGCTCGGAGGCCGGAAGACTCCCGGCCAGTTGACGCTCTCGCGCAACTACCGGCTCGGCCGTGATCACGACGGCTACCAGGCCAACCCGGGGATCCAGCAGCTGATCGATGCTGCCGGCGTCTCGCGGGTCATCATCTCGGCCACGCCGATGGACCGTTACAAGAAGCACCACGGGCGTCCGATTGTCTGGACGGGGACTCTCAAGACCGTGACGCTTCCGGAGCACAACTCCGAGAGCACGAGCGATCCGGGGATGATCACACTCGTCTGCACCATCGACGCCCCGCCGACCAGCACCTAGTAGGAAGAGGAGGGAGCAAAATGGAACCATTCGACCAGCCGACTCTCATTCACGAGATCACCGAGGATGAGTCTGTGAAGCCTCCGACCCTCGCCGATCAACTGCGCGAGCGCCGGACGGAGATCGCAGAATCGAAAACGGTCATGTTGCCTTTGACCGGGTACGAGAAGTACGGAGTGCAAGTGCAGCACCGGCTCGTAGACCGAACTGAGGTGGAGGACATCGGGCGCAGGATCCTGAACGAGACGCGAGATCGTGGCGAGCGGAACATGCGCATTCTGCTCGACACGATCATCACCTCGACCGTCGGCTTCTATCACCAGATCGAGGTGGAAGAGCCGACGGAGATCCTCAACGATCTCGACGGGGACGCTCGTGTCACCAACTGGGGTCAGTTCGCTCAGTACCTCGGTTGGCGGGTGGCGGGCGAGGATTCGTACGCGCGGGCCGCGGTGTACTGGGTGTTCGGTGGGAATGAGTTCGCCATCGGACAGTACGGGATCATGCTCAACCGCTGGATGGGGAACACGGGGATCAAGGTGGACGAAGAGTTCTTGGGGGAAATACTGTAGGGGTCCCAGATGAGATTAAAGCAGCAGCCCAAATCGCTCTCTCCGGACAAGATCCATTCAAGTATCTGGAGGAGAACAACTCGGAGAAGAGATCGCAGATGCAAGCGATAGCCCGCGAATACCAGAACCTGCTGCTCACACTCAACGAGGATCTCGCGATCAAAGTCATCAAAAAACTAGGAGAGGCAACGAAGTAGATGGCGTTTCTCTCTGAGATCCGTCTAGCCCTGACAGGCGAGCGTCCGGTCCAAGCCGGTCTGGACGCAACGCGGGGCGCGGTCGATAGGCTTCATGCTGCCGTCTCTAGATACGGGGGAGCAGCGGAAGAGAGTACCAAGCGGAGCTTCTTGATGAACCAGGCTCTCTTCACTATGCGCCGCTACGCCTACGCCGGGACGCTCGCTTTGACCAGCCTTGGCGCAGCGGCGGTTGTGATGGGATTCAAGTTCAATGCTTCGATGGAGACGAACACCGTCGCCTTCAAGCAGTTCTTGGGATCGACCGAGGCAGCGACGAAGGAACTGGATTACCTCTACAACCTCGCCAAGTACACCCCGTTTGAATTCACCAATGTGACGGATGCGGCGCGGCGCTTCCTGGCATTCGGTTATACCCTCCAGGACACGAACAAGTACCTGAAGACGATTGGCGATACAGTCGCCGCCTTCGGTGGCGGTGGTTCCCAGATCGAGAGAATGGTCTTGGTCTTCGGGCAGATCCGCGCGAGCGGTCGTCTGCTCGGACAGGACATGCTTCAGCTGGAGCAGCAGGGAATCCCCGTCATCGATATTCTCCTCAAGCAGCTCAAGCAGTACGGAGTTACGCGCAAGGACCTGTCAAAGGTCGGCGCGCTCGGGATCCCGGCCGACATCGGGATCCCGGCTCTTATGCGCGGCATGCAGGAACGGTTCGGCGGAATGAGCGCGGTTCAGGCGAAGACGTTCGCCGGTCAGATCTCTACTCTGCATGATAACCTAGCGCAGGTTATGGGAGCTATGACCTCCTCGCTCTTCAATCAGGCGAGGGGTGGAGTCCTCCCGAGTCTCAACAAGACCTTCTCGCAGATAGGGGCAATAGCGAAGAACAACAAGAACCAGATCTCGATTGGACAGGTCTTCGACGTTTTGGGAAAGAACTATCCAAAGGTCAAGCCGTTCCTCGATATCATCACTGTTTTGATATCGTCTTTCAAGGTCCTGGGCGGGATCGTAACGACCGTCGTTCTTCCGGCCTTCTACATCTTCGCTATGATCATCGACCACCTTTTGCTTCCTCCCTTGCGTCTGATCCTTTGGGTGATGGACAAGTTGAAGGGGATCAACTGGCTCCTCGCTGCCGCCGTTGGATTCATGACCAGCATGTGGATCTTGGAGACAGTATCAGTTAAGATCAACACGTTCTGGAAAGACATGAACAAGGGAGCCGACAAGTTCCTTACGAACTCAAAGTTGGGTCTAGCTAGGATGTCCCAGTTCTTGACATGGGTGATCAATCGTGAAAGTCTTGCCTTTCTCCGATTGCGGATCGCGACGCTTTTGTCTGCCATCGCAATGGACGGTCTAATCTCGACGATGTGGGGTCTAGCGGTGGGCAACCCCATAGGTCTTATCATTACCGCGGTAGTCCTACTCATCGCCGGGATCGTCATCCTCTACTTCAAGTGGAAGTGGTTCCACAACCTCGTCAACGAAACGGCGAAGTTCCTCTGGAAGCAGTGGAAGCTCACCGCCCTCGCCCTTCTGATAATCTTCGGGCCAATTGCCGCTATCGCCTTCGTCGTCGCGAAGCACTGGAAACTCGTCTGGGAATGGGTCCAGAAGGTATACCACGTCATCAAGGATATCGCCTCCTGGGCCAAAACGAACTGGCAGATCTTGGTCGGCCCGTTCTTGCCCCTCATCGCAGCGGCGATCACTATCGTGAAACTCTTCAAGTCGGCCATACATTACATCAAGGATCTTGCGCACTGGATCGGGAAACTCCATGCGCCAGGATGGCTCCAAGCTATTGGTCATGCTGCGGCCTGGGTTGGGGAACAAGCGATCTCCCCGCTGTGGGTCGGGCAGAAGCCTTGGGCGACCGCCCCTGCTGCCGCTGGAGGCGGCGCGCTCCCCGTCATGGGAGCGAATCAGTTTGCGTCGAGCGTCGCTGCGGGCAAGGCGAGTTCGCAGCCCTTCAATGTGACCGTTCACAGTAACGTTCATATCGACGGGAAGAAGGTTGCAGAGAGTTCAGCGAAGCATAGACAGAATCAGGGGGCGAGAAGATGACCCCGCCGAACAAATACTTCTACACCTTCAAGTCGAGCGACGGAGCGCAGGTCAAGGTTCTACGTGGAGATGGTCCGCCGAAGATCGTTGGCGGCCTCGGCGGCTGGAGCATGGTAGCCCGTCCGCGCCGGACTTCGATCACGCAATGGGCCGGACGCGAGCCGTATCAGATGGATGTACCGGTTCTCTTCGACGGATGGCACGACGGCAACAGCGTCGAGACCGACATTCGAACGCTCAACAAGATGGCAATAGGAATGGACTACGATCCGCCTCCCACGGTCACGATCAGTGGCGCGCTTCCGGTCGGGGGAGCGACCTGGGTGATCAACGCGATTGACTGGGGCGATGACGTTTATTGGCAGCAGACCGACCGTGGTCAGTTCTACCGTCTGCGTCAGGACGCTTTAGTTCACCTCATTCAATATCAGGCGGTCGAGCGGCTCCAGATTACCGTCACCAAGTCGTTGCCCAACTCGTATACCGTCTTCCGCAAGGGTGAGACTCTTCGCAGCATCGCCAAGTCGATGTACGGGGACGGTAGTCGCTGGAAGGATATCCAAAAGGCCAATCCGAGCGTCCGCGATCCGAACAAGCTTCCGCTCAAGAAGAGTCTGAGGATCCCCTAGTGCCGTCCACCACCGCTCTCACAGCAATCAAGAAGCTGGAACTGTCGCAGCTCGATCCTACGCAGGTCCAGAGAGAGATGATGGGGAAGGATCTCGATCTTGAGAAGCTCAACGTCTATCTGAAGAGCGCGATCATCTTCGACTCGACCGACCGGGTAATTGACATCAACGTCAACAGAACGATTGACGGAGCTAGCTCGGTCGATGTCGATCTGAATGACTACGACCGCTCTCTACTACGCTCCGGGGCGATCAACACGAGACTCGATATCGAGATCGACGGTCTCTGGTTCCGGCTCGTCAAAGTCTCGCGGGACGCGGGCAGCGATATCTTGAAGCTGACATTCGAGCAGCGCGAGATCGCAGTGTTGCGATCCTATCCGAAGAAGGGTGCTCCCCACAACGGAGTCAAGTTTGCGAACCGCGATAAGACGACGCGCGCCGAGTTCATCCTCAACCTGATCCGGGAGGTCAAGGAGTTCAAGATCCCGGTCGTTATGCCGCATCTGCGTCAGGTACAGGAGATCGCGAAGGCGACCGACTCGACCTCAAACATGTTTACGATCAAGGGCGCTAACTCAACGAACGGAGATGGCGGAATCCCGCCCGACATCAATAGCCATGTCCCGGAGAAAGCGGCCGAGCGCCAGCTGCCCTCTTCAGCTTTGATCACGGTCAAGGGAGATCGGATCGCGAATGATCAGATTAACAATGCGAATATGATCATCTCCGCTGGCCTCGGGATGAGCCCGACCCCGGCGAACCGCACCTGCCTCGTCTGCGCTATTATGACTGCGATCCAGGAATCGACTCTGCACAACCTCACGGGCGGCGATGGGACGAGCGTCGGTCTCTTCCAGCAGATTGATACGGGCTGGGGAAGCTACGCCGACCGTCATGATCCGGTAACGGCGTCCCGCTCTTTCTTCAAGATCTTGATCCCCTTGGAAGCGAAGGTGGGATCGTACACGAGCTATAACGATCTTTGCCAGGACGTTCAGCGCAGCGGCCATCCCGATCTCTACGGCCAGCATCGCGACGAGGCCGAGAAGATCGTCAGTGCCTACGGCTTGCCTCCGGGAGCGGGCGGGGATGCTGGTACTACGGGAGACAGCGCTACGGCGAACAATATGGCGCAGGACTGGGCCGGGGTCGATAGCGGCTACTACTATTGGAGAGGTCTCCCTCCCGTGGCTGGTGGAGTCTGGAAGAGAGAGGATAGCTGGACCTGCATCAAGCGACTCGCGGATGAGGTGGGCTGGCGTGCGTTCTTCATCAGCGGGGTGTTCTACTTCCTGACTGACGACGATCTCTTCAAGATGCAGCCGGTAACTACCATCACCGAGAGCACCAAGGGCGTCATGGGGATCGGCTTCGACTACGACATCGGCAAGAAGGCCGCGACCGTAGACATCCCCGCAATGGTCGGTCTCTGGCTCGCGCCTCCCGGGGCCATCGTCGTTCTTCAGGAGATGGGGCCGCTCGACGGTCGCTGGATCGTGAACACGTTCGCGCGGAGTCTCTTCAGCGACAATGCCGATATCAACCTTTCGAAACCCCAGCCCAAGCTCAAGGAGCCGACGACCGAGAGCCAGCAGCCGCCGACTTGGGCTACTGGCAATCATTCTGATCCGATGACAGCCTCTTCGGATCAGGCTCAGTTCGGCGGTGCGATAGGGACAGACGGCTCGCGGCAGGCGGTCGTACAGGTAGCGAAACAAGCTGTTGAAGTCGAGAAGACCTCTCATTATCACTACCCCTCGGACGAGGGTGGCGCGGGAGGGGCATCGCGGCCGATCCCCGACTCTCTTTGGAGCGCAGATGCGCACAACGCAATCGACTGCTCGGCCTTCGCGACTCTCTGTTACAAGGAGGCAGGTTGCAAGGATCCGAACGGGAATGATTACAACGGTCAGGGGTATACCGAGACGCTCGCCGCTCACGGATTGCCTGTCAACGTTCCCTCTCCGGGAGACTTGATCTTCTACGGAGCTGCGCCGACCTTCTCGCATGTGACCGTCTCTATCGGCGGCGGCCAGTGCGTCAGTATGGGGTCGGAGGATGGCGTCCATATCATCCCTGACAACTACCGTCCGTATAGCGCAGTCCGGAGCTACTTGCCGCTATGAGTCAAGTCGAACTCGATACCAGACAGCCTGCCAATCCGTTCGGGCAGGTCTATCACGGCAAGGTCTCTCGCGCTCCGACCCTGCTGTCGGACCTGATCGGCGTCACCGTTCCCGACATTCACCCGGATCTACTTTTCAATAATGTCAACTGGCAGTCCCGCGATAACGTTACGTTGCCGGCGGTGGGAGACGACTGTGTTGTCATCTTCGACAACAACCGTCAGCCTTGGGTAGTTACCTGGTGGCCGAGAGGGCAGAACCCCAAAGTCGTCAACGGGCAATGGCTCAAGGGCGTCAGCGGCTCCGTAGTCTGGTCTGCGATCACGTCGGCCGACGTAGGGGCGCAGCCGTTCGCGAAGTTCCACACGAACGGGACGCAGGCACTAGGGGCGGGCTGGAACGCGCTCATCTATGGCGTGGCTGACGTCGCGACTCCTGACCCGACTGCATGGCAGTCTCCCGGCTACTGGCTATGTCGTCAGGCGGGCACGTATTTGTTCGTAGCTCACTCGGCCGTCTCAGGTGCGGCTACTAGCTTGTACGGCTTGTTCACGAAGACCGCTGGCTCGTACGGCACACCGACCGGTGGCGACCCGAATGGGCGCGTTCAGTTCGGGCCGGTCGCGGTGGGCACCGACGCCCGTATCCCGACGATGACCGCGCTCTATCAGTGTCAACCGGGTGACTTCGTGCTGGCGTGGCTCTACTCCACCGCTGCGGGTGCCTCGACCGCCGCAGGGGAGGGGCAGGCGGCGACGCTCACCGTGACGCGGGTCTCGACATGAGAGGGGATCTCGATGGCTGATGTAGACGTTCCGCACTTCGATCTGCCGTTCCAGCTCGGGCGAGACGGAGCTACGGTTGTCGAGCAAGATAGCATAGAGGATGTAGCCAACTGCGTCGTCGCTATCTTCCTCACTCATGTCGGCTGGCGGGATGAGGTTCCGGCTTTCGGCGTGCAAGACTTCGCGATGAGAAGACAGCCGATTGGTGAGGACGATATCAATAACCTGATCAGTGCGCAGGAGCCGCGCGCCGGGATCGTTGTCAATGAGCGTCGGGACTCAAGCGATAGAATGATCGATCATATCAACGTTGGAGTCTCAATCGTATCGAAGGGAGGCGTATGAGTACATCAGGAGGGTATGTTTCGTACCCAATTACGTCGGATCCAACTGATCTGTTGAACAGCGCGTACGCCTTCCTCAAGACGAAGGTGCCGAGCTGGAACGAGAACGACGCGAACCTCGATGTCTGGATCATGCAGATCACTGCATCGCAGGCGTCCGATCTTCTCGGCCTTGCGGCTGACGTTCCGGATACGATCTTCAAATACTTCGGGGCCAAGCTTGCTGGCATCCCGCCGCTGGACGCTACTTCCGCCGTCGTCGGCTCGACTTGGACGATGATCAACAACATCGGCTATACGATCCCGGCCGGTACGATGGTCTCGATCCGAGACGCTGTCGGGCAAGATCATGCATTCCAGACGACGCTGGACATAGTGATCCCGGTCGGATCAACAGCGACAGCGGCTGGAGCGGTGACGCTCACCTCAGTCGAGACCGGAGCGGTTTTGTCCGGATTGGGAGGAGTAGGATATGTGGCGACTCTGATCGACACACTCTCCTACATCTCCTCGGTCGTGCTCACAGGTCTGACGTCCGGGAGTCAGGACGCGGAGCTATCGAGTGAGTACAACGACCGACTCGCGAACAAGCTCCAGCGTCTCTCGCAGAGGCCTGTCCTGGCTTCGGACTACGCTTTGGCGGCGCTCGACATTGCCGGCGTAGCTCGCGCCGTCGCACTCGATGGCTACAATCCGGTCGCCAATACCATGAACAACGAGCGATACGTCGGAATCGCAGCAGTCGATGCCGCTGGCGTTCCGATTGCCTCCGGGATCAAGACTCAGCTTCAGACCTACCTCGACGGTCTCCGCGAGACCAACTTCATCGTCTCGGTCTTCGATCCGACTGTAACGCAGATCGACGTAACCTTCAACGTCAAGTGTCTGGTCGGCTATACGGCTGCGACCGTTCAGGCGAACGCGCTGGCTCGGTTGAACGCCTACCTCGATCCGTCCAACTGGGCGAAGGATCCAACGGTAACGGACGCCGCGGCGCAGGCGGGTACCTGGGTAGAGACCAGCATCTTGTATTACTGGAAGGTAATCCAGCAGCTCAGCATCGCTGAAGGAGTAGACCGCGTCATCAGTATGACAATGTGCATTCACGGCGGTTCGCTCGGAACGGCCGACATCACTCTTCCTGGGCACGCGACTTTGACCGACCAGGGGACTCTGAACGCGACGGCGACTCCATGAACACCGGCTGGCCCGTCAAAGACGTTTCGCAGAGGCTCTACGACGGCTTGGAGCCGGTCGCGGCTGCCGACCAGTCGCTCGGCTGGCCGCTACTCGCCTTTGTTGATACGCTCGGGCAGATGCTTCAAGGCGCAGCGGACCTCTGCGAGGACGGGCCGAACGGCGAGCCTGGTTGGTCGATCATCCTCGACATCGACCGCGTACCGGACGCGGGTCTGGACTACCTCGGCCAGTTCATCGGTATGCACTTCTATACCGGCATCACTCCTAACCAGAAGCGGCAACAGATCCGGGATCGCGTCTCCTGGCAGCGAGGCACCCCAGCCTCGATCATCGCGGCGGTTCGTCTCTTCCTGACAGGAACGCAGACGGTCCAACTGAGTGAGCGGGATTCTTCTCCCTATCACTTCAACGTTGCGATCTGGACGACGGAGGCTCCTACCGATACCTCATCGACCTCGCCCGTTGTTCGTTACGTCAATCAGTTCGCGAAGCCTGCCGGTCTTCAGTGGACCCTGACGGTTAACCCGGGATCGCCGCCTTCCATTACGTATGGAGGAATCTATACGCGTGGCGATACGTACAGCTCGATCTATACCACTTTCCAGACGTACGCGGACATCCACTAAGGAGGCCCAGTGCTTACGACAACCAGACGTGGGATCTCATATCCCAACCCGGATCGTAGCGACCGGGCCGACATCTCTCTGCACATCGGCAACATCGCTACGGCTGCCGACGCCGACGTCATCTTCAATCAGGGGACGGACGCGGCGCGGGTCGCGGCTGCGCATCAGTCCGGGGGCGGGCGCTTCTGGTGGGCTACCGATACCGGCCTGCTCTGGTACGACGATGGGACGACTTGGCGTTCGGTCGCTCCAACGTCTAGCTCGGTCGGGACGCTCGCACTTCGACCGGCGGCGACCTCGATGGTGGCCGGGTCTACCTATTTCGCATCAGATCAAATTGTCGATTACGTTACGGACGGGACGAACTGGATCCGCAAGAGCGTCCCGGCTGGAGCGACTCAGGAGTGGTTCAAGCCGGACGCGGCCGTTCCGACAGGCTGGGTCCTGTACGACGGGAGTAACCTGCCGGCTTCAACAGGGATCTACGCGGACCTCTACACGCATCTCGGCAATACTCTGACGAAGCCAGACACGCGCGGCCGGAATACCGTCGGCCTCGGTACCCACGGAGACGTCAACGCTATCGGCGTCAACGAAGGCCAATCGGTGAACAACAGACGGCCGAGGCACAAGCATACAAAGAACGGAACCGTTTCTAAGACAGGCTCGGCTACTCTTGCCGGCGCGGTTGGCTACTCCGATCCCGGCCATACCCATCTCACCTATGCCACCGATGGCCCTGGCAATCCAAATGATGCATTCGATCATGGTAACAACTATCATGGGCCAGGGGCTTGGACTGCGCTACAAGCGGCGTTCACCAATATCACCGTCAATAACGGTTCGCTGGCAGTCTCCGATGGAATTGGAGTCAGCGATTCGATCACCGTCGGTCCCCAGACGGGCGCAGAGCCGACCGATAGCTCTGCATATATCGTCTGCGCTAAGATAGCGAAGCTCTAATGGAGCAGCAACCTTGGGGGTATTGGGTCCGAACATTCGCCGACGACATCATTCAGAGACTCGATAGGATGATCGAGATCTGGGAGCGGATCGCCGTCGTGGCAGAAGAAGATTTGAAAGATCAACAAGGGAGGGAATCATGATCGAGAAGGTAGCCCCATACGCCAAAGCGGTCATCGCTGCTCTGGTAGCGTTCCTGACCGCAATCGCGACCGCGCTCGACAGCAACGGGATCTCCGCGGCCGAATGGATTACTTCGGTGATCGCGTTCCTGGTTGCGTTCGGCGCTGTCTTCAGCATCCCCAATAAGCCACCGTTCGTCGCGGGAGTGAAGAATTGAGTCATGCTCTTCGTGACAAACGGAGCTTGGCTAGTAGGGGCGGGCGCGGCCTTGGCCGGGATCGGGAGCCTACTCAGCGGCGTGGCTGCGTTGCAGATAGCGAGACGTGGGAAGGAGAATGATGCCAAAGAGAGCGATCCTACTGATGGTGAGCGGACTGATCCTGGCGGGGAGTAGCGGATACCTTGCCTCCCAGGCTATTAGCGCGGGCGATGCTGGCACGCCGATAACGACTACTATTAACGTCGCGACCGGCGAGACCGGCCCCGCTGGCCCCGCAGGTCCTCCTGGTCCTGCTGGTCCGATTGGTCCGGCTGGAGCGGATGGAGGAACTATCTGTCCGACTGGTTACATTGAAGGGAGGCTCGTGATCAACCACCCGGGAGGACAGACGTCAATTTGGACATGCATCTTTCAATAGCAAGGAGGAAATATGAACGGACGCTTTCTGTTGGCGGTGATCGTGCTCCTAGCTGTTCTGATTGTGAGCGCAGCAGGAGCTACGACGGGTGATCAGGGTCGGAGGCTCGCAGGGCCGTTCTGCGTAGGCAAGACGTTCCTGCAGCCAATCGACGGCACTCGTCTGACAACCAAGCCGGTCTTCAAGGTCGCAATTCTACGGGCGGGCGTCGTGCGCTCGGTCGCAGCGACGCAGCCTTGCCGTGCCTGGGAGAACCGCAAAGTTGGCCTCGCGATTCCCGACCCCGATCCGGTCACGCCTGGCCCCGCTGGGCCTCCTGGGATGCAAGGGCCGCAAGGAGTCTCTGGTCCCGCCGGTCCCGCTGGCCCGGTCGGCCCCGTTGGCCTCACTGGCCCCGTAGGTCCGAAGGGAGCGCCTGGCGATACAACCGGCACCCCAGGGCCGAAGGGCGACAAGGGAGACAAGGGCGACACCGGTCCTGCTGGTCCTCCCGGTCCGAAGGGTGATACCGGAGCCAAGGGCGATACCGGAGCGACTGGCCCGCCTGGGCCGAAGGGCGATACAGGGCCGGCAGGTCCTCCCGGGAAAGACGGCAAGGACGGCAAGGACGGCAACGGCTGTACCAGTCACGTCAACGGCCTCTCTAAGAGCGGCGGTACCGGCAACGTAAATGACTGCGACCCGGACTCGGCTGCGCATGTTTGGATCTGCGCTGACGGGAACACCGGTCACGGTCTCGCGTTCGGCGGCACCGATCCGCGGGGGCCTGACTGTAACAACGGCACGAAGTTCGCCTGGTTCGTCGAGGCAAGTCAGATGGTGACGCTGAAGTGAGAAAGGATTACAAAGGTCTAGTTTCGCTCGTCTTCGCGCTGGGCCTTGTTATGTGTCTCTTGATCGGTCTGATAGGGATCATCTGGTACGGGGCGAAGATCTCCACCCAAGGCTCAGTCGTGATCGGAATGCTCACGGGAGCCATCGTGATCGTCGCCTCTGCGTACCTCGGGATCTATCTGACATATGTTCAGAATGGCACGCCGAGGCCGCGTTGGCCCGGCGAGCGAGATCGAGACGAAGACACGCTGGTGAAGTAAGCTAGTCCCTCATAGCGTAGTACATCCAGCGTAGCTCATTCTCAAGAGCCACGACCGCCGACCGGCCCCAGAGCCGGTCGTCGTTCATAATAGCCCAGGTCGCTATGGTACGCAGACTCGCCTCAACCTTGATGGTATGGTCCTCCTGGAACAGACTCCACTCCAGCTGAGCCCCTTCCCGCTTGAGCGCCTCGTCTACCAAGACCTTCGGCGGTTTCGGAGACCAAGTCACGAGCGATTGCTGTAGCACGTGAGCGACTCGCCGCGACCGTTTCTTGTCGATGGCTAGGTCCTCGTCGGTTGCGTCTCCTCCAAGGCGGCGCGGGATCGAGCCGGTAATCGTTACCAAGACAAGTGAATAGCCGATTCGCTTGGATTCGTCTCCACGCAGTGTTTTCCGGTCTAGGGCGTCCGGGAGCGAGATACCGGCATCGAACCAGCGTTCTAGGTAGCGGGGAACGTTCTCCGGCTTTGTAGGAGCATGTAGGAGGCTGTCGGAGGGATCGGATAAGGGATTCCGCCTATCGAGGTCTGAGGAGGGCATCCTACAAGCTCCCAGCGCGTTTCCGGACTTTCTGGTAATCGAGTCGGCAAGCGTAAGAGCAGAACCTTTGGCTTCTCACTCTTGGATGATATTCTCTTCCGCATTCAAGACAATTGTCAGTTCCGTTCAGCCATGGACCCGATTGAAGAACAGGGATAACGGTTTTCTTTGGAGGACTTGGGATTGGACGGTTTCTTTGCCGAGCCTCTAATCTCTTGCGAACATATCTCTTCCTTGCTGCGAACGTATTGAACATCTTGCTGGAAAGAATGCTGTTGCAAAGTCTGCAAGATGGAGTAATAGGACCATGCGCCCTATACGACCACGGGATGATATGGTCCCAACAAGTTGCTGGAAATCCGCAGTACGAGCATTCCGTTCCCTCGGGAATTGGAGGGGCGTGCCATCCCTTCCTATTTGACATTCGCCAACTCCCTCCTGATACGATCTCGGTCCTCAAGCAGATCGTGCGCGATCCGGTCTCGGAGAAGCAAGCCCGTCGCTGTGCAGAAGGGGCAGAAGTCTTCCGGGCTGATGAACATGACTACTCGGCAGCCCTCCGTCTGACACATATAGAGCTTGTGGTTCATCGATTTGTCGCTGAGTCCCATTAGTACCCCGTTAGCCTTTCTTGGTTGTCTTCTAGCCAAGCCTGACGCTTCCTCGCCTCCGCGAGCTTGTGGTTGGTCGAGTAGTTGACTCGATCTTCCTCGCGTCTGCGAACGAGGGCGTCCATTATCAGTTGGGCCGTAGCCATTCTAACTGTTCGGTTCTCTCGGTTGATGACTCGATGGAGCGTCGTCTTGCCTATACCGCAATACCTTGCCGTCTTCTCTAGGTCACCGCAGCGGTGTACCAGTTCCTCAAGATGAGGAACTATCTTGGAAACTTCGATGGTCCTTGGTTTGTATTTCATCCAGTGGCCCGACGCATATGTGCGCGAGCGTCCCTCTCGGCATCTTTCCGATTCCCGTGGCTGCGGGGCGCGAGCCAGCCGCAGGCGCACTCGGCCTGGTAGTGCCGACCCATGAGGGTCGTCACTATGATATTCGTCCGGTGTTTACTTGGCACGTTCGATCCTGTGATGCTCGCTCCGGAAGCTCCGGTTGCTCTCCCGCGCCCAGGGGAACGGGCATTGGCCTTCGACGCTCTCCCAGCCCTGGAAGGTACAGGTATGAGCGAACGCTTCCGGTTCATCCTTGTACAATGGGGCGTTTGTGTCGCTGTGAGCGTCGAGAGCGCCCTTCGTCTTCTCGCAGCTGATCTTGATGTAGGGATCGAGCCATGGGTAGAGGCGGACGAGGATCTCGCGGGCCATCCTCATGACCGTGACTATTTCCCACTGAAACATGGAGCAGCCCCGGTAGGCGTAGACGTTGATGAACTCGCGGAGCGGGTACTCCATCATGATGTAGTTCGTCGTGCCCTCCGGGAGAATGTAGCGGGCGTCCTGGTAGGAGATGTTCGCTTCGCAGGCCGTGACGTAAGCCTCCCGGCAGGCCTCGATTGCAGCAGCCCATACCAGCCGAACCTCGTCCGGCGCTCGCCAGATCGACTCGGGCACCCGCTGCTCTGGACCGGATCCGTAGTAGCTCGCGCGCATCGACTGCTGATGGAACGCAGCCTTGCGGGTACGGACGATCTGGTGAGTACAGGCGCGCGATACTCCACTCACTTCGAAGACGAGAACCTGGGACTCCAGGGCGGTCTGGAGACCGCCCCGGAGCATTTCCTCCCAGTCTCGCGTATCTTCATCCGGACTGTACAGGTCGATCCCGATGGTAGCCCGGGTCGCTTTCGACAAGACCTTTTCGAACTCAGGGTTCAGACCTTGGACGAGGTTGACATGAATGCCGTCGTCGCCCACTTGTAGGAGGTCGTTGTCGTACGGCGATACGTGGTGGCCGTCGTTGATCGAGTGACGGTTGAACGCGACATCTCTGAGAAGCTCAGTCTCGCTGCGATCTTCCCACTCGCGAGATGCGCGGTACGGTGAAGGTTTGCGAGGGTCGTACATGTTACGCGACCTTCTCTTTCTTGGCCTTGATCTCCGCCAGGATGCTCTTCCCCACCGGACTGGTTGAAGACGGCGCGCTCTTCTTCAGACCGGAGAGAACCGTAGCCGTGACGCCGATCTTGGCAGGACGACCCGGCGATGGGCTCGACGTTCCGTTGAACGGATTACGGACCATCGTCCCCTTCTTGATCGCCGGGGAGATCCTGTGCTTGAACTTGACATAGGGGGTGATATGAACCGTGTTCCCCTCCGCCAGCTCTTCTTGGATGATCTCGAAGAACACGTCGAGGACCAACCTGACTTCGGACTTCGACACGTTCAGTTCTTCGGCGACCTCGTTCACCAAGTATGGCAGTCTAACCGTTTCCATGCTCCCTCCTCTTTCTGCTAGAGTAGTCCGCAATAACGAGCCGTATTCGGCCAAGGGCCGTAGCCCCGGCCGCTGTCCCGCGCCCGCCTAGCCGCCATAAGCTGCGCCCAGGGAGGCCAGTGATCCGCCGTGCCCCACCGACCCATGAAGTCCGAGCCGTACGACCTCATGAACCCGTAGTCCATCTGCAGACCGCCGTAGTACCCGTTCCCGGTGTTAGAGTCCCACGCTCCCTCATATCGATGGATACACATCCACGCTCCAAGGTCGCTCGCTTGGAGCGACCGCACCACGACTCTTGGTCGCAGCGTTCTCCTTGTTTCTCGTAACTCCTTGGCCAGCCATCTGACCGCTTGGCAACCCCATCGCTTCGTTACGTGCCTCCCATGATTGCAGAGATACTTGGCGTGCTTCAGGTTCAGCTTCTGCGAGACTTCCCGGCAGTGCATTGTGTCGCACTTCGGGTGAGTAATCAGTTGTGCGGACGCGGGAGCCGACCAAGTAAGGACGGCTGTTGCGACCAGTATGAGTGGTGCGGACTTCACAAAACTCCTTCTTTGGCTGACAGGGTGCGACGCCTACCCCGACGTCACTGCGCAGCTCCCACCGTGTCTCCATAGCTACGCTGCCCGCTTGCCGGTTACTCCGGCTTGTCGCCACCCTCGTCGGGCGGCGGATCGCCTGGCGTTGGCGGAGTCTCCCTGAACATATTTCCCCTCCTCTCATTATCACGGCTGGATTCCCCACATCTCGCTCACGTAGATCTCGCGAGCTGCTCGCCAGCCTGGCTTGACACCACGCACCAGGACGATATCCTCGTCCAGCGCGATCTTCCAAAGGGTCTTCTTGAACCTCTCGTACTTCCAGCGGGTGACTCGCAGACTGACGAGATCGCTCCCGTCGTAGCCCGCGAGTAGCATCCATTCGTTCTTCTCTGGATGCTTCACCAGCGCCGGGTCTAGCTCCTCACCGGTACGAGCGCGGTTCACTTCAAAGATGTCGCGAAGGTTGCGATGGACTATGACGCCGAGCCAGACTATCTCTTGGTCTTCGCCGCGCTCGTATGGGACCTCGACCGCCGTATGCGTAGGCATAGGAAGCTGCTGGCCCGAACTGTCCTTCATTCCCGGGAGATCCTTCTTGACGGACGCGATCATATTGTCGAGCCTCTCGATGCCGAAAGGGTCTTCGGCTGTTGCAAAGTCTACGAGCTTCTCGATTGTCTTCTGTCCGATTCCCTTCACTTCGATCAGGGACGACCAGCCGATTCCCTTCCAACCGAGCGGACTCTTGAGGACCTCTTCACGCCACTCGACGATCTTCGCGGCCATTGCCGGTCCTACGCCGTCGATCTGATCGAAGCCAGGACGTAGCCCGCGTCCGCCGTCACGCCTCCAGGTGGTCTCGGAACGACGGAGATCGTAGGGGAGGATTCGATAGCCATGATGAATGGCGTCGCGTAGCATGATAACCTGGCCGTCGATCTTAGCCTTTGTAGTGACGGTCGCTTTGACGTTGTTCGCACGTCCGCTCTGCCCCTTCCTGTCGGCACGACGAAGCATCGCCGCGTAGAAGATTCCCGGGTAGTGTTGCTTGAACCACATAGTCCACCATGCAATGTAACCGTAGCTTACGGAATGAGCCGCGTTGAAGGCGTAGGAGCCGCTGGTCGTGAGACCTCCCCAGATCGAGCGGGCCAACTCTTCATCGATGGGCGGGTAGCTCGACCGCTCATGAAGCGTTCGCGCCCCCTCGTAGAACCGTTCCCATTGCCGGTTGAACTCCTGGTCTCCGAGCTTCCGTGAGATGATCTTGCGGATGTAGGCGGCGTGCGTCCAGTCGAAGTTGCCGATCTCTCGGACGATTTGAAGGATCTGCTCCTGGTAGACGATCTGGAACTGGGTGAACCCCGTAATGTGCTCTAGGGCTGGATGTTGCAGGTGCGGTTGCTTCTCCCCTCTTTTAATGTCAACATAATCCGCCACAGCTCCGTTATGGAGCGGCCCGGGACGAGCGAGAGCTGTAACGTGACATACCTCGTTGAAGTCGTCGGGTTTGACGGATCCGTTGACCATTCGCATGGCTCGCCCTTCGAACTGAAAGACTCCGACGACATCATTCTCCTTGAATCCCTGGATGGTCTTCTCGTCCTCAATCGGGATCTCGTAGAGGAACGAGGCCGGTTTGCCGAGCATACGGCACATGGCTACGAGCGCGTCGAGCGCGGAGAGGCCGAGCAGGTCGATCTTGAGGACGCCGAGGTACTCTGCGTCGTACTTGTCAATAGCGATCACTTGGATCAGCTTCTTGTTAACCTCGCGCTCTAGGATCGCCGTGATCTCGACAATCGGCTCGTTCGATATGGCGACCCCGGCCGCGTGGACTCCGAACGACTTGACGTTGCCCTCTAGCTCGGTCGCGTCCATTAGATCGGGATGGCGCTCGATTACCGCCGCGGCCTGTTCGAACTGCTCGATGGTATCTACGATGGTCGCACTGGCGCGCAGGTCGCCGGACGACCGCTCCAGGAGGACATCCTTGATCTGGTCCACTTCGAACCGCGGGATCCGGTGAACGCGAGCGGCGTCATCGAGAGCTAGACGTGACTTGAAGGTCTGAAAGGTACCGATCTGATTGACGCATTCTCGCCCATACTTCGAAACCAGATAGTCAACAATCTCCCCGCGTCGCGCCGATTCGAAGTCAAGGTCAATGTCCGGAAGATCAAGTCGAGTGATATCAATGAAACGTTCGAATACGAGATGCGGGAATTGCATGGGGTTAACCTCGGTGATACGGAGCAACCAACAGACCAGGCTCGCCGCAGCGGACCCGCGCGCAGGACCAACTCCAATGTCGGTGTCTTTCGCGAACCGGACAGCGTCACTAACAATGAGGAAGTAATCATAGAAATCCTTCTCCTCGATGATCGACATCTCATACTTGAGCTGTTTCCCGTAGCGGCGCTGCTCAGCCTTGGTCATACGGTCGCAGCCTCGATACTCCCAGCCTCTCTTCAGCCAGGCCCGGAAGGTCTCTATGCCCGTATCTCCGTTCCGGGTTGGGTACCGGACCATGGGCAAGCGCGGTAGCTCGACCGTACAATCGGTCGCCAGTTCCTCGGAGAGAAGGATGGCGTTGATCGCCTCCTGGCGCGTTAGGCCGGTCTCGATCAGTCGGCGCATTATGCTACGGTCGGAAGCAGGCGGACAGAGAGCCGCAGAGTACCCCCAGCTTTTGGCGAGATCCTCCGGGGTGGACTTGCCCCCGCTGCGGAGCGAATGGAGTACCTTCTGCAGCTCTTTCTCCGTCGGCAAAGTGTAGTGGCAATCGAGCGTCGCTACCATCGGGATCCCTAGCTCGCGAGAGATCCGCGCGATCATAGGGTTGGCCTGGCGCGTCTTCTCTAGCTCGGGGAACGCCTGCACCTCAAGCACATAGGACGAGCCCAGAGTACGTTTAAAGCGAGCTGCGACAGAACGACCTCGCCGGTAGCTGGCGTTCTCCTCAGCAATGTGTTTTCCGCCAACAAGCGAAGTGAAGAGCAGACCGCTCTGGCATCCGCTGAGCACAATAAGGCCACGTCTGTGTTCGCCCAGCATTGATCCAGAGACAGTTGCCTCATAGTAGAAGCCCTCCTTGTAGGATCGAGAGACGAGTTGTAGGATGTTCCGGTACCCCTCCTGGTCACGAGCGAGGATCGTCAGGTGGTTCTTGAGCTGCCCTCTCCGCTCCTGGTCGATCTCGCCGGTGTACAGCTCGATGCCGAAGATCGGCTTGATGCTCTCCCGCTTCGCAGCCTGTTCGAACTTCACATGGGACATTACGTTCCCATGCTCGGTCATCGCGAGGGCGGATCCCTGAAGTTCAGCGATTCGGCGAGCATGAGCATCGGGCAGCTGAAAACCGTCAAGGAAGCTGTATGTGGAGTGGTGGTGTAGAGATACAAAACGCATAGGTCGCGTTGGTGGTCTCTCTCGATGGCGAAGATCTCGTACTGCGGTTGGCTGCTCGTGTCCGCACTCCTTCTTTCCAAACGCGCCGAGCTTCGCCTTGTCCGGAGACTCACCACGCTGGATACCAAACGCCGAAAGCTTGGCATGATCGGGACTCTCCCCTCTCTGGATTTCGTCGCTCATCCGTACATCTCTCTTCTGATCTGCTTGACGAGGAAGTTCGCATAGTTGATGATATCGATGGCATCCTCGACCAGCGCGTCATCTAGGTTACTGTGATCGACTTCAGGCTGCGTCGTCCGGAGACGCTCGCGAGCGACATACGCCTGCTCGATCCGCATGATGCGCTCACGTAGCTCGCGGATCTTATCGGACGGCGGCCACTCTAGCCACATCTGTCCTCGGACCATGCTCCGATCTTTGAAGAGCTTCATGGCCTCGTAGAAGACGAGCGAGTGCTCGGCTTCGAAGTCAAAGATCTGATCAGGCTGCATAACTCTCCCTCCACCAGTTGATTCGTTCCACAGCAAGCTCGGGCGCGGTCTCTAGCGTGCACATGTTCATCCAGGAGAGGTCCTGGTTGTAGTTGTTCAAGACGAGCACCGTCGTGTCGATCCCGAAGTGTAGAGTCTTTGCCGCCGCATCGCACATCTCTACCAGGTCGTCGAAGATCGCGACGACCCGCCGACTGTCGATCCGATGAGCCAGCTGCTCGTACTTGTCCTCATCGAACAGCATGCCGTCGTACCTGATCCCATGACGTCGGCACCACTCGACCGTATCAGGGACGATGTTGTCGAGCGAGAGGTAGGGACGGGTAGTGGTGATCCACAATTCCGCCCCGGCGCTTCGGATCATCTGGCACAGATCCGCCGCTCCTTCGTAGATCGGCATCGTCCGCTTCATCCCGCCCTGCCGGTAGGCGAGCTTGACGTCGTGCCAGTCTTTCTCGCTCATCTGGTACACGTCCATCCACCAGTCCTTGAACTTGATCCCACCGCTGTAGGTGTAGTCGTCGTCCGGCAGGTTGAAGTATTCGACGGCGAACCAGATGAAGTGACCGTGGTAGTCCCCGAGCGTGCCGTCGATATCGACCGCGACGACTGGCTTGATCTCCCTATAGCAGCTACTGCAACGCATCCGTAACCTCCCGATAGGCGTGGTGGGTGAAGACGTTCTTGTTCCACTTACCAAAACG